CCCAGAACAGGAGATAGAACCCATGTCAGAAGTAACCGCACCAGCAGTTGAGGCAACAATCCCAACCGCACCAATTTTCGCACAGGCTAAAAAAGAATTTGTTTTGCCAAGCGCAGGCGAATACATGGCCGCTTACCACATCGGTGGCGACACGTTTAAGAACATAAACGCTGCAGTCGCTGAATACACAGCATCAAAGCGCACCGCATTGCAGGCAGCTGCAGGCGACGTGCTCACAACTGACACACCTGGTCTGTTGCCAGTTCCAGTACTTGGGCCATTGGTTCAAGACCTGAACTTCTTGCGTCCAGTAGTCGATGCTGTAGGCGCTCGCGCTTACCCAGACAACGGACAGTCGAAGACCTTTATCCGTCCAACAATTACCACGCACACGAGCGTTGCATCACAATCAGAACTTGGTTCAGCATCAGCAACAACCATGGTGATTGCATCCAACTCAATCAGCAAGACCACACTTGCTGGTCAAGTAACGCTGTCAGTTCAGGACATTGACTTCACTTCACCTGCAGCAATGCAATTGATCTTGAATGACCTCATGGGCGAATACATGATTGCTTCTGACAACTTGGCTGCAGACAATTTGCTCACCGCAGCAAACTCGTCAGGCGTTTGGGACGGCACCGTAGCCGACTTGCTGAAGTCTGTTTATGACTCGGCAGTTGACATTTCATCAAACCGAAACTGGACACCTACCCACATGTTCGTAAGCCCAGACGTATGGGGTCAACTTGGACAACTTGCCGACACAACTGGCCGTCCAGTATTCCCATTCATCGGCGCTGGCCTCACCGGTCAGAACGCACTTGGTGGCGGTCAGGCATCTTCATGGAACGGCAACCCACTCGGCTTGCAGTTGGTAGTTGACAGCAACTTCGCTGCCAAGACCATGATCATCACCCGCGTTGGTCAAGGTGCAGGCGATGCTTACGAGTTCTACGAATCAATCCGTGGCCTCATGAGCGTTGAACAGCCAGCAGTCTTGGGACGCAACATGTCATTCCATGGCTACGTGTCAACCTTTGCAGCAATCGGCGGAATGATTCGCAAGATCACCCAGGCCTAGTCGAGAGCGGAGCAACCGCTCATGGCTACTTACACAGTTACTAACAAGTACCTGATTGACAACTTTGCCGTACTGCAACTCCTGACCCCCAGCGAGATTGCAGTCGGCAGTTCAATCACGGTTGCTGGAGTTGACGCAACATTTAACGGCACATACTCGGTGCGCGCATTGCCACAGTATTTGTTTTTGGGCATTGATACGCAGGGCGACTTGTTGTACGACTATCAGGTGCCGATCGCTGATCAGGTGCTTTATGCCAAGACTGCAAGCGATGTTGAGCGTGTCGCCGCGTCTGGGACTGTTGCTAATGACCCTGTTTGCACTTGGGTGACTGCCGCGCAGGTCATGTCTTACCTTGGCATCACGATTGCTAACCCGTCTGACGATTACACGTTGCTTACGCAGTCGGTGTCGGCTGGCAACCAGTTCTGTTATCGCAGAAGGCAGGAGTCGTCGTATATCGACTCCCTAACGACCTCTCCAGGCGGTGACGCCACATTGGGCACTTTGATGTATTGCGCCGCTCTGTGGCGCTCTAGGGGCTCAATAGAGGCAACCTACGCCACGTTTGACGGCATGGGCTCGGCACCACAGCAAAGCCTGACCCCGATCGTCAAGCAGCTGCTTGGCATCCCACGTCCAGCGGTTGCTTGATGTCGTACACCGACCTGTTCAACGAAGCGATTGATGATTTGACCGCAACGCTGACCGCTGTGTCTGGATTGCGTGTATCAAATGACCCAACAAAGTTAATTCCTAATTCGGTCTATTTAGAAGCCCCAAGTTTTACCACGTTTGCTGGCAACGGCAACATTGTCCGCCTTGAGTTCCCGATTAAGGTCATTGGCTCTGGGCCTGCAGGTCTGCCGGTACTCCGCTCGATCTTGAGCATTGTTGCAAGTGTGCTTAATTCGTCAATCATTGTCATGGCTGGCCGTCCGTCAAGCCTTGAGATTGGTGGCGCGTTGTACCCGTGCTATGACCTTGATTGCGCTATCCAAGCCCAGACCGCATAATCCACAACTACCGAACACAAATCATCTACTATCAGAACAGAACTTAAGGAGCAAACATGCCAGCATCAACTTACCTCTCGAATCCAACAGTCAAGATTGGAACCGCAATCGGCACCATTGTTGACATCACCGATCAGGTCAGCGCAGCAACGTTGACTGTGACTGCAGAAGCTCTCGAAGACACCGCATTCGGTCAGACTTCACGCACCATGACTGCAGGCTTGTTTAGCAACTCATTGACCTTGACTGTGTACGCATCGTATGCAGCGTCAGAGTCGTACGCGGTTCTTGCACCGTTGCTTGGCACTAAGTGCACCGTCAAAGTAAATCCAAGTAGCGCTGCTGATTCGGCAACTAATCCAGGGTTTATTTTGACAGACACCTATTTTTCTAGCCTGCCTGTCGTGAACGCGTCCTTGGGTGAGCTTTCGGTTTACGAGATCGAGCTCCAAGGGGGCACGTACTCGGTTGACGTAACCGCATAATCAACGGCTCCAAGCCGACATAGGAGAACAATGAAAATTAAATTGCAGTTAAGGCGCACCCCCGACAGCGCCCCAGAGTATTACTACACCAACTTGTTTGTGGTCACGGAATGGGAACGGCTTGAACGTCGCAACATTCAACAGCTCTCATCGTCACCGCTTTATTCGGATTACTGCTGTTGGATGCACACGATCTTAAAGATCAAAGGCGAACAGGTCGGCGACAATTGGCGCGAATGGATTAGCAAAAACCCTGACATCGACATCATGCCGGTACTGGACGAAACTGATACAAACCCTACGGACGCGGCACCTACCGCCGCCAACTAGCAGAGGTTTTGGTCGCGGTCGGTTGGTGGCCTAGCGACATTGCGTTTGACTCACGGGATTTAGCAACAGTTGTTAAGGTTCTCAACGAGGCAAACAAAAAGAGGTAACTATGGCAGTCGAAGCAAACATTGAAGTCGCTGGCATCAAGGACGCGCTCAAAACGCTAAACCGCATTGACAAAAGTTTGCGTCGCGAAATCACCAAAGATTACAAACGAATCACGCAAAGCGTTGTTGATGACGCATACCAGGCAATCCCTCTTGGCCCACCTTTACGCGGTATGGCTCGCAAATGGACTGTGCGATCTGGTGCTGAATTGTTGCCATGGGGACAACTAAACCAACGCGTTATTGCAAAAATCAACACCAAACGCGTCAAAGAATATGCAGGGCAAAACGTCAACTTGGCCACGTTCACGGTGCGCTGGGAAAACCCAGACGCAGGATTGTTTGACTTTTTATCGAGCGGAAGACTTGGCAGACAACTAAACATCAAGTTCGGTCAGCCGTCGCGAGTAATGTGGAAATCATGGGAACGCAACAAAGACGACGTGAACGCGCGTATGACCGAATTGGTCAAGCGTGTCATGGACGCAACTTCTAAGGAACTTGACTAATGGCTGTTGTATTACCCATCGTCTCCGAGTTTGACGGCAAAGGCATCAAGAAAGCAATTGCCCAGTTTAAGCAACTGGAAACTACGGGAGAAAAAGCCCAGTTTGCTATCAAGAAAGCGGCGGTGCCTGCAGCTGCGGCGCTTGGCGGTTTGGCATTGGCCATTGGTGATGCCACTAAAGCAGCAATGGAAGATCAGCAGGAGCAAGCTAAATTAGCGCTGACTTTGCAGAACGTCACGGGCGCAAGTGCTAAACAAACTAAAGCGATTGAAGAACAGATCAGCGCAATGAGTCGAGCGTCTGGCATTGCTGACACCGATTACAGAAAATCGCTTGAGGCTTTAGTCCGCGGCACTAAAGACGTTGACATCGCCATGCGCGATATGAACCTTGTCATGGACATCAGTACAGCGCTGCAAATGGACAGCTCTACCGTGGCCGACGCACTCGCTAAGGCATACCAGGGCAACTTTAAGGCGCTTCGATCATTGAGCCCAGAAATGGCAACCATGATTAAAGAAGGCGCAAGCCTCAATGAAATCATGGACGTGCTTGGCGGAACCTTTGGCGGAGCAGTATCTAGAAACGCTGAAACCGCTGCAGGGAAAATGGCGATTTTCAAGAACAGCATTGCCGAAACCAAAGAGTCAATCGGCGCCGCATTTCTGCCGGTGCTCGAAGCAGTCCTGCCAAAAATGAACGCATTTGCTCAATGGGCACAAGACAACCCGCAAGTGTTTACGCGCATCGCTTTGGCGATCGGCTCAATAGCAGCAGCAACCGTCGCGTTAAACGTGGCAATGAAAACTAATCCGTTGGTGCTTGCCGCAGCTGCGGTCGTTGGCATGGCCGTTGGCTTTAACAAATTGGCTGACGCAATTGGTCGCGTTAACAGCGCAGCAAGATACTTTATTGAAAAGATCATGGTTGCGATTAACCCTGCGGTCGGTCTAATGGCCAACATTCTTAGGCCGTTTAACAGCCTGCTTGGCATTGGCAACGACAGCCCAGTTGCAACACCAACAACCAACTTGCAACAAATTGAGGCAAGCCAAAGAGCTGTAAGCACGTCAATTCCAACGATGCCGACTATCCCGTCAATTGCTTTGCCAGCAGGATCTAGCGGTAGTGGCGGTAATGGTGGCTCATCTAAGCCTGCAACGATCAGCAGGGAAATGCAAAAAATCGCCAACATGGAAACGATTAACGCACCACTCTCAACACTTAATCCTGGTGCACAGTTCGGCATTCAAGAACGCATGGCAAACGTGAACATCAACGTCACAGGCGGGCTTGCTACTAGCGCGGAGATCGGTGAATCGGTCGTTAACGCTTTGCGCGCCTATTCGCGTAGCGCTGGGCCGTTGCAGTTACAGGTGGCCTGATGCCAGGCGTAGCGGTCGTTGACTCTGGCAACTATGACCTACAAATTGCCACAGGGTTTGTGCAGGATGCTTTTATTCTTGACGACCCAGTTAGAGGCGTGCTAAATAACACCGAGTACGTGCTTAACGGTACAAGCGAGTTTGCCAACGTGATGGATTCGATCACAAGTATCAATGTTCGGCGCGGTCGCCGTGATGTGGGCGATCAGTTCAGCGCAGGCACAATGACATTTACCATCCAAGACGTGACAGGGGTGTTCAATCCGTTTGATCAAAACTCGCCTTATTGGGACACCCCACAAGCCCAGCCAGGTCTAGCCCCATTGCGCGAAGTGCGACTAATTCGTTACAGTTCCACCGATGTGCCAGAGTCATTGTTTAGCGGTTATGTCGTCAATTACGATTACAATTTTGCGCTCGGCGGCCTTGACACCGTGACCGTGTATTGCGCTGACCAGTTCTACCTACTTGCACAAACATACTTAGACGAACTAAACGTCACCCCAGAGACATCAGGCGAACGCATAGAAACCGTCTTAGACCTGCCAGAAGTTGACTTCCCAGCAGGCGCTCGAAACATCGCCACAGGCACCGTCAACCTAGGCCACGACAGCAACTACACCGTGCCGGCAGGAACAAACGTGCTGCAATACATAACACAGATCAACGAAACTGCAGAGTTTGGTCGTTTGTTCATGTCACGGTCTGGTGTGCTTACATTCCAAAATCGCATAGGCAACACGCTGTCTGCATCGGTAGCCAATTTCCATGACGACGGCACAAACTACAAATACGACGGCGTGGGTATTAGTTTTGAGGCTGATTCCGTAATCAATAGATCGGTGCTCACAGCTCTTGATGGCAAAACTGCTACCGCAACCGATGCAGGTTCGATTGCCACATATTTTATTCAGACATCAAGCATCACAAACAGCCTGCTACACGAGCAAACAAGCATTGATGACGCTGCCGACTATCTGCTGAACCCAGAGCCCGAACCGCGGTACACGTCCGTGGCAACCAAATATCTGATGTTGACCACAGCCCAAAAGGACACTTTGGCGACCTTGGATATTGGCGACACGATTAGCGTAGAAAAAACGTTCCCTAGCGGTGCCGGCACAACCCAATTAGCGCAAGAGCTGTCAGTTGAGGGCATCGAGCATCGGCTGGATTTCAGCACAGGCCACAGCGTCCTATACAGCACCGCGCCAACCACGATCGTGTTTGAGTTGATATTGGATGACGCGCTATATGGCACCATTGACACTACAAATGCTTTAGGATAGGAGCACTTATGGCAACAAGGCAAGACTTCACCGCAGGACAAATACTCCTCGCAGCAGAATTAGACGCAATGGCTACGGCCATGATCGCGCTAAACGCCCAGACTGGCACGTCTTACACAACAGTTTTAGGCGATGACGGCAAACTAATTACTTGCGATAACGGTTCACCAATCACGCTAACTATTCCACCAAACGGAACTGTCGCTTATGGAATAGGTACACAGCTCAACATCATGCAACTGGGCGAAGGAGTGGTAACAATCACCGCTGGCGCTGGCGTAACTTTGCGATCAAATGGAAGCAAACTTAAAACTAACGGCCAATATGCGGTTGCTACTTGTTGCAAAATTGCGACCGACACATGGGTCGTTATTGGCAACTTGGCTTTGTAATTATGCAAATTTTGGCTGGCGTAGGCGCGCCATTACCAGCACCAACGGCTGTTGAATATCTTGTTATTGCTGGCGGTGGCGGTGGTTCATCGGGAAGCAACCAAACAATCGGTGGCGGCGGTGGCGGTGCCGGCGGATATCGAACAGCAACGGGTTTTAGCATTGGAGCATCATTTACGGTAACTATTGGCGCTGGTGGTGCTGGTGGTAACTCTGGTGGAAGTGGTGGTTCATCGGGTTCTAATTCTGTTTTCAGCACGATCACATCAAATGGTGGTGGCAACGGCGGAACACAATCAAATAGCGGTTCAACTGGTGGTTCAGGCGGTGGCGGTGGCGGTGGTTCGGCTAACGCAGGGTCGGCTGGAACTGCTGGACAAGGTTTTGCTGGCGGTACTGCTGGTAGTGGTGGCACTTCTGGCGGCGGCGGTGGCGGTGGTGCATCAGCAATTGGCGGCAACGGAACGAATGGTGGAGATGGTGGCGCGGGCGGTGCTGGTTCAGCATCAAGCATCACAGGTTCTTCTGTAAGTCGTGGCGGTGGCGGTGGTGGTGGTAAAGGCGCAGGCGCTTATGGTTCAGCAACTGCAGGCGGTGGTTCAAACGCAGTAGGAACAGCCAACACAGGTGGCGGCGGTAGTGGAAACGTAACTGGCATTGCAGCATTTGCTGGCGGTTCGGGACTTGTAGTTATTAGTTATGCAGACACTTTTGCCGACATCACATCAATTGATGGCGGTCTTACTTATGCAAGAACAGTTACAGGCGGAAAAAAGATTTATCAATTTACGGCAGGAACAGGAACGGTGACAGTATGACCGTTGCTTACTACGCGTTCCTTGACGAAAATAGTTACGTTACCGAAGTAATACCGGGCAAAGCAGGTTTAATTGACGGCGAAAAAGCAGAGATTTGGTATGGCAACTATCGAGGCCAAAAGTGTGTACGCACCTATTACAACGGCACAGACTATGCCGGAATTGGCTACTTTTATGACGAAACTTCTAAAGAGTTTATTCCGCCGCCAGAACCCGAACCATTAGAGCAATGAAATGGCGTCCTTTAGTCGGTTACGCGCTATTAGTCGTAGTGGTTGCTTGGGCGGTATCTAGTTGCGGTTATGACGGGTCATATCGTTACCCATGCCAAGACCCAGCCAACTGGCAGAAGCCTGAATGCGAACCACCGATCTGCAACCCATCTGGAACGTGCACAAGAGATTTGATTTATGAGACCACGCCTTAAGCCCGAGGAGCTCCACGCTCGACTAATCGTTGTTGTCGGCATCATCCTTGCCAGCGTGTTTGCCATCACCGTTCTTGGCTTTGTCTATGCGCTCATGTTTGTAACCCAACCGATCGGTCATCAAAGCCCAAACGACTCCGCATTTATAGACCTGCTATCAACCTTGACCGTTTTTATGACCGGCACGTTGTCAGGTTTAGTGGCCTCAAACGGACTAAAGTCAAAAGCGAAAGAAGGAGCCAAAGATGTTGAAGCCTAAAGACAAAGCCCTACTTGCCTCATACGGTCGCTCGGTCATCGCAGCGGTCATCGCGGTTTACTCAACAGGCAACACAGACCCAGCCGATCTAGGCAAAGCAGCGCTTGCCGCGCTTGTGCCAGTTCTCATCCGATATGTGAACCCTAAAGACCTGGCATTTGGTCGTGGCAATAGCCAAAGCTAAAGCAGGCGTGCCTAACGCACGCGATTACATAGGCAACGCGGACGGTGCATCACCAGCGCCACGTGCCGGCATGAACGAATGGATCAAGCAAGCGATCGCCGCATCAAATGGCGCGCTGTGGAATAACGGTTCTTGGGGTCAACGTGACATGCGCGGAAAGCCAGGTTCATTGTCGGTGCACGCAACTGGCAGAGCTGTTGATCTGTCGTATCGCAGGAGCGAAAAGAACCCAAAAGCAGGCCGTAAAGAAGCGCTTGTCTTTATTGACAAACTGGTTGCTAATGCCAACGATCTTGGTCTGCAATGTATTTTGGATTACTACCCAGAACCACAAGGTCGAGCATGGCGTTGCGATCGGTACGCATGGCTCAAATATGACAAGCCAACAATTCACGGCGCACCAGGTGGCGACTGGTTCCACATTGAGATCACACCACAGGCCGCAGATTCGGTGATCTTTGTAAAAGCCGCATTCTTAAAGGTGTTTGGGGAAATCCCACCTAAGGCTTGATCTATGTTCTAGGGTCGGAGTACCGACAAAAGGACAGGCAATGACTGACCCACAGATCTTTGATTACAGCGTCTATACAGGAGTGATGGACAACGGCCAAGAAATCTTGGTTCAGATCTTTACTAACCCAGAATCGGGCAAGTTCCTTATGGGACAAATTGCATTCAGATCGCACGTTTCATCATGGGGCGTGCCCATACCTTTGGAGAAACGATGAACTATTTTGCAGAGAAATTGATAGGGCTAGTACTTTGTACGGTTTTTGGCTTTACGGTCGCTGTGGGGGCTCCTGACGCGTCTGGCACCCCGTCTAGCACCATTGCCCTAGCGCCCTATCTGATAGAGCCAAGCACCACGACGTCCAGCACATCATCCACGATTTACATTGACCCGTACAGCTCGGCTTGTGAGCAGTTCAGCGCGCTTGCCGTCAACCTTGGCTGGCCTGCAGATCAACGCACCGTGCTCGAATCTGTGATGTGGCGTGAATCAAATTGCACACCAAACGCATACAACAGCAAAGACCCAAACGGTGGGTCGCGCGGACTAATGCAGATCAACGGATTCTGGACACCATGGCTTACTGATGCCGGCATTATCACCGAAGCAGAAAACTTGTTACAGGCTGATGTTAATTTGCGCGCAGCGTTAGCGATTTACAACTACGGCGTTGACAAACACGGTTACGGCTGGGGGCCATGGAGTGCAACAAGATGAGTGAAGGTGTGGCATGGAATCAAGGCGAACTATCAGAAGAAACCCGACGAATGGTAATGGAGCAAATGATGACAACTAAACACGACATGGCAATCTTTAATTTGATTAACGAAATTGCAGACATAAGCACTAATCCGCACGCAAGCATCATTCAGCGTCTTAAAGGCATGAAGAACTCGTTGTCATTAGAAGAACCGATGCCATTGCATGATGTGACTACACTTGATTTAGCAATCAAAGCACTACAAGCACATTCCTAACCGACAAAGGACATTCCGACAATGAAAACCTGCACGATTTGCAAAGAAACAATCGCCTACCCAGAGATAACAGGCAAAACACATTTCGTCTGTGATGGCCGTGTGCCGGCACGAAAAAACGCCCCATTTATTGAAGGCATGTTGGCATCACAGTCATCAGCTGATGCGCGCTGGACAAAACCTGAACAAAACGAAGTTGACGCTGCCATTGTGCACGTTGCGCGGACTAAAGGCTTTTTCACATCTGACGACATTTGGAAGCACCTGGGCGATCAGTTCCCTGTTACAAAGGGCATTGCTGGACGGCTTAACGCTGCCGCTCGACGTGGCATCATCCGCAACACAGGCGAACTGGCTTACGCCCAGCGCGGTGGCGCGCATGACCATGCACAACGCTTATCTGTGTGGGCAGGCATCTGATGGGCTTTGACCTAAGCAACTACGAAACCGTAGAACAGCGTCTAGTTAGGTTCTGGGCTGCATATCCAAACGGGCGCGTATATACGTCCATGATGAACTACACAGGCGATGCATGCGTGTTCTACTGCGAACTGTACGCCGACAAGGACGACAAGGTGCCAGTCGCTACGGGATACGCCGAAGAAATCAAATCTGATCGTGGGGTTAACGCAACCTCATTTGTAGAAAACTGTGAGACCAGCGCCATTGGTCGCGCTATTGCCAACTGCCCGCTGCAGGCTCCTGCTAGTGGCCCCAGGCCGTCACGCAATGAGATGCAAAAGGTCGAGCGCCTAACCACATCACCGCAACCGCAAGTGCACACACCCTCTGGCGCATTTGCCACACCTAAGCAAATTGGCTACATCAAGAAACTAGCCAAGGACAAAGGCATGGACGATCTTGCATTACTGGAGATGATTCAACTCAACCTAAACGATGACAGCGCCGTATTGGAGCTGTTGAAATCACACGAAGCAAGCAAAATCATTGAGAGGCTCAAATGACATTAGAAGAATTGATTAGCGCGGTAGAACGGCTACAAGCCCTGTATCCACAAATAACAAAAGAGCAGAATGAAGCCGAACAAAAAATCAGGTGGGCAATAAATCACCTTGCTGACAAGATTTGGACGGCATCGCTGTAGTGAAGTTAGACCCCAAGATCAGCGAAGCCGACTTCAAGGACATGGTGATCAGCGTCGCCAAACGTTACGGCTGGTTAGTGCATCACGATCTGCCGGCACAGAACACTCGAGGACGCTGGATGACAAACGTGCAAGGCGATGTGGGATTTCCTGATCTGTTCATGGTGCACCCATTCCAAGGCGGTCGGCCGCTGGTCATTGAGTTAAAGGCAGAGAAGGGTAAGACAACACCTGGTCAAAAGGTTTGGTTGAAAGCGTGTGAGTTGGCTGGATGTCATGCAGCGGTTTGGAAGCCAAGTGACATGGAGTACATTCTCTACACCTTGAGCAACCCCAGAGCATAAACAATCGGCTAGTAGCACGACCTAAGCCATTCGCACGGCAGTTGGTGACACTCGGTAACGAGGGTAGATCGGCGCGCCCTTAATCATGCAAGACGAAATGAGCGAGGCAAAGCGCCGAGGCGAGCTGTAAACATAATCAGCTTAATGCAATTGGGTACCAGGATGGGCAATCTGGTGGGTGGAGCATTCACACATCTCTTGACCTGCAGATGACATACAGTTAACAAACAAAGAAAGCACCGACATGAACCCGACAACAAACAACACTCAACACAAACAAGAGCAAGGCGCTTGCGCCGCGCTAGCACAAGCCGAAGGCGCGTGAGATGACACGTCAACGCACAGAACATGACACACCGATCTACAAACAAGCAAGAGCAGAACTACTGCGCGACAACCCAACATGCCATTGGTGCCGACGCAACCCTGCAACCGAACTTGATCACCTCGTTGAGAGCGACCGCGAAGGCACACTCGAAGATGGCTACGTCGCCAGTTGCAAGCCCTGCAATGCAGCAAGAGGGGCAACATACCGAAACAAAAAACTAGCTAACGCAAAACAAAACAGGGAAAAAGCAATCAACGATTTTTTATACGCGGATGGACTGACCCCGAGCCCCATGCTTCTCTTTGTCGCCAACAGCCCGAACCAGCCTGAACCAGCGGTAACTGGCCATGATCAGCCGAGACTGGAAACGATGGTGCCTGACCATGCCGGCTCATTAGCTGGACTTGTGGGGGACATGGCTAAGAAGGTGCTGCAGATTGATCTGATGCCTTGGCAACTGCATGCTCTTGAAGGGATGCTTGCGGTTGACGCTGATAACAAGTTTGTGCATCGCTCGAGCCTTGTGTCGGTTGCGCGTCAGAACGGTAAGACAACAATCATCCAGGCGCTGATCTTATTTTGGCTTGTGGAGATGCCAAAGATCAGGGGTGGCAAACAGACT